ATCTTGATCGGATCGACAGCGGCCACACCAGTTGTTGATGAATCTCTTATTCCCATATTCGACGGAGTGATGGGTTCGTCCATGGAAGAAGACTTCGCCACTGAGATAGCGCCCTCGGTGCCGATTATCAGGCGCTGGAGAGACATCATCCATTGGGTGTCGTTTATGCCGCCCGTTGCAATTGATCGCGAAATCGGTCCGCTATCGCCTTCTATTTCCTCATCGAAACTTTCAAAAGCGTCTGAAACTGATGCCCATATCTTGTCTGAGCCAGACCACCAGAGGCGACCGTCAGACAGACTGACAGCAGATGGCCAGTACTGCGCATCTGACCACATTCCCTCATTCCACTGGTCTGTAAGCTTGGTTGATGTAAATGGTTTTATGATCTCAACCAAGACCTGCGTCGGGCTTACATAGTCAGTCACTCGGCAAATGCCGTAATCTCCATCACCGTCATAGGTAATTTCAACGTTTGCTACACCGGATACATAAACATTATCATCCGCGAAGCCCAACTTATACCATATCTCTGCATTATCATCTTCGTCATCGTTCTTGACGTTAGACACATTCGCAGTGATATCTACATCACCAGCAGTGGCAGAACTGTTCTTCGGGAAAGGCTTATATCCAGAATCCTCGGAGTCATAAGATCTATACCACCGAAGAGCACCGCTCCATGTTCCCGTAACCGTATACTGCCACTCGCGGTCATCATAGCTGTAATTGGTATCCGAGACACCTGTTACCTTGAAGGGATCAGAAAACTCGCCTCCGCCAGCCAAGCTGAAGCTCTGATCCACGCCTTCGCCAAATATCTTGAAGATGGCGCCGACATGCTTTGGCGTGAAGAATGGCCCATTCGCATAAAGGTTGCCGTTTCCTTCAGTAATATCCACCCTGAGTTTGATATTGGCGGTTCGATCTATTGTGAATGGACCATCATCAGAGGTGTAATCAACAACGGCCCAAGAACGGGAATTAGCAGACCACCGTTCAATTCTCTTCTGTTTAAGGCCTTTACATGCAACGAATACAACGTCTGCAGATCCGGCGAATCTCATTGATGTGAGTTTCGATGTTGCCCATGTCGTAGGCAATACAACCTGTCCAGCAGCCTCCACCTGAATGCTTTTGACAATCTTAAGAGGACGTTGATCGTTCATGAACTGGATCCAGAAAACACTGCCAGTCGGCGTAAACGACAATGAATAAACGCCGGTACGGAGTGTCATTTCCGCGAGGTAATCGTCTCCACCATTCGTAGAGCCACAACGAAATGTCAGCGGCCCACGCTGAACGACAATACGTAAGGCATGTTCAACGCCTACTTCTGTCACAGCGACCGCTTGTGTAGCATAAGCCTTGGACCCGCGAGCCGTAGCTGCCAGCCCAAGGGTGTTCTGGGTAATAATGGACGAAGCTCCTGCCGTGGCGGTCAACGACCAACCGGACGGACTGGAAAAGTCGCCATTGGTAATTTGTGCCGAAACCGCTGCACGCGACACCACAGCATCGTTTACCCACACGCGCATAGTTTGGTCGCCAAACTCGAACAATGCCGCATCTGTCGCCCCAAAAACAAACTCTTTCAGCCTCGTCTTAGCGTTGTTTGCGCTTTGGCCAAGATACTGAAGGCCCGGACGCATCATCATTGGTCCGTTCGCTTTAGCCAGCCAGTTTGTTTGCAATTCCGCAGCGAGCCGCATACGCTCAAGATCGACACGCGGGAGCGCTGTTTTGTCGATCACTCCAACATTGAAGGCGTGCAGATATGTGTTCAACTTACCCATATTCAGCGATGCCTCGCCGGGTAATGGAAACGAGATCGAACCAGACTGCCGACTGGCGTCGTGCGAACACGTTCGTCTACCGCGTCTAACGTCTTGGCCCGCTTTAAGCGCTTTTCATAAAGCTGGAACAGATCATTGCGGTTTCCGCGATCTCCGGAGATTGGAAGCCCACAGTCAAAAGCCAGTCTCGCCTCAAGAGCTGATGAAAAAGCCTGTCGCCAGCGACCAACATTCCAACCAAAGTCCTCATCATTCGAGACATAGCGAAGATAGATCACGTCCGGATCAGCGTACCAGTAATCACCTTCATCCTCGTACTCACAAAGTCCTTCTAGGAATTGCTCTGTGCGGGAGATACCAACAGTTCGAACCCAGTCATCAGGCTTTCGAAAACCATACTGGAAACCAAAGCGAGGCTCGATATCCTCATCCTGCTCAAGGGAAATTGCCCTAACAGCAAAATTCCACATTCCTTCATTAAGAAGATCGTTAACTGCAGGCTCCCATGCGTCGTCAAGGCGGTGACGTTCCGGGCGGTCTTCAGTCAGGGACGCAAGGTTAGAAGGGCCTAGCAAGCGCAAGGCCCCCTTGTATATCGAGAGACGATCAGCCATCAGCAATGTCCGGGATTAAATGGTTGGAACGGTCGCCTTTTTGGCGTGTTCAGTTGCGGCCACGTGGGCGGCATATTTCGACTTGTGGCCCCGGCTCACTTCAAGATGTGGCTCTGTTGTGAACACGCGCCAGCCGGTCTTAGGAGCATGATTGACGACATAGCCTTCTGGCAGATCAGGAAGGTCCATGTCTTCCGCGATCTCTTCCTGTTTGTCTTCACGAAGCCACTGGCGAAGGACGCGGAAGGAAACGAAGCCCACGCCCTTGTCGACAGCGCGCAGCTGCACATCAAGGCTTCCATCGGTCGCAACCACGTCAACAATATCGTTGACCTGTACTCGTGCCACGTGATGCGCCCAAAATTTCGGGGTGAGAATATCGGATAACGTCACGTTAGGGTCGACATCGACGTGATGATACGTGCGTTTGTAATCAGCCGAACGGGTCATAGCCGTGGCTGGCAGGAGCTTTGCCATTGGTTTGCCTCATGTTTTGAAGAAGGACGGTTCGGGGGAAAGGCGTCGCCCTTCCCCCTCGACCGTGGCGAGAGGCAGCACCGCGACCGAAATCGCGGCCTGCGTTAGCTGATCGCGGTAGGAGCGGCGACCGTAGCGGCGCCCGCAGCGGTGATTGCGGTCACCTGATAGCGGGCATACTTCGGGCCGGTCGTTGCAACCACATCAACGAGATCGCCAACGCGCATGCCCTTTGCCTTACCGTCAGAGAAGTAGCCCGCACCCGTGATAGTGGCGAGGGAGTCGCTGACGGTCTGGTAAACGAACACGCGAGGAACGATGCCGCCGATTGGCTGAGCGATCATTGCGATGGTGTCAGGAGTGTAAGCCATGTCTTAGCCCTCCTTAGCTAGGCACATAGCCAGAGCCGTCGAAGTGGAGCTTCACGATACCCTGGTTCTGGAGGATTTTGGCTGCATGGTAGACCGTAGCGCGGGACCACGAGGTGTCCTGCTTGTCGTCGTAGCCGATGGAGATTTTCTCTTCACCAACATTGACGGCATAGCCTATTGCATCACGGTGATACATGAAGCCGTGTTCGTCGGCAGTGCCGAGGCCGGTAACGCGGCTGGATACAATCCAGTTGATACCTGCCCAACGGAACATGCGACGTGCGGGGCCGGCGAGCTGCTTCACGTCCACATAGTCGCCGGAAGCGAATTCAGTGGTCTGGAGGAGCTTTGCACGAAATGCCGGGGAGATGATCGCGAACATGTTGTTCTCGTCTTCTACCGGAATATCGTTGTTGCCGAGGATCGCCTGCGCGCCAGTCACGACATCGAGGGCGTTAGTATTGCTAGCGCCGAAGTCCTGCGTTGCGTTTTCGAGTTCTGCAAGCAGGGTCAGATCGATATCGCGGTTGATGACGGCCATGGACGACATCTGCATGATGCGCTTCTGGTCGCCCTGCGAGGCGAAGATGTTGAAGCCGGTCAGTTCATACGGCGCGTGCTTTTCAACCAGAGTTGCAGTGTTCTGGTTATTAGTCGGATTGCCGTAAGGGATTTGACCGTTTGTGCCACGGGTCACAGCGGTATCACCGCCAGAACCAGCCACAAGGAAGGTGGCCTGAAGGCCGTTGATTACGGATTCTTTCGTCGTGGTAGCCTTGAGCAGGCTGACGCGCTGCTCAAAAGCCGCGACGAATTCTTTCCGATACTGAATCATTGCTGCTTCGACAGCCATGTCCATATCCTTTCGAATTGTCGGGGTTTCGGAGCCGCACGCGTTTCAAGGTTGGCCGAAGCCATTGCGGGGCCGTTTCCGGGTTGGCCGCTAGACAGTCGGGGCTTTCACGCTTGGGCAGTTGAGGAGTGCCGTTCACCAAGGGCCGTTGCCGGGTTGGCTTGGGTTCAGGCAATAAAAAAACCGCCTCAAAGGGCGGGTTGCATCATCCTGTTTGTTGCAGGAAGCTATTTGCGGGTGCGCTTCTGTTCGCGCTCCATTATCTGGGCGTATTCCCTGTCCAGACCTTCCGCATAATATTTATCGATATCGGTATTCATGATCTTTTCGATTTCCGTCTTGCGGCTATCGTGGCGGGCGGCTGCGTCGTCGGTCGCAAAGGCAGCATCGCCAAACTGTTCGCGGCCCATGTCGGAGGCCCATTTTACAACCTCTGCCACGTCACCAAGGCGGCGGCCGTCGGGAAGGCGAGCTTCCATCCAGTCCTTACCAACGCCGGGGATTTGCTCCATAAAGCGATGGCCGAGCGTAAGATTAGCGCGATACTCACCCTGCGCCCACTCTGAACGAAGAGCATCTTCAGCGGCCTCAGTAGCCGTAGCATCGAATTCAAGCTGCTTCGCCGCCTGGGCTTCCTTCAACTCCGTATACCATTCAGTTGCGATCTCAACGACCTTCTGATTGGCGCCCTTGGCATGGGCAAATTCGGTAAAGTTGGACAGAAGCGGCTTATCATCGTCGCCAATGCGCTTCACAACCGTATCAGGCAGCTTATAGCCGGTCGGGTCATCAGGAATGCCCTCGGCCTTGCGCCATTCGGCCATAGCCTTTTCGTCTTTCGGGTCTGGCATATCGCGCTTAAGTTTCCCAGAACGTATCAAGTCCTGAGAATCCTTGAGAGCCTTAGCCAGTGCTCCAACCGTTCCGAAGCGCTTGAGAAGCTTCAGCGTATCATCATCGCCATTTGCGGCCAGTTCGCGCCAATCTTCGGGCAGTTTGGACGGCGGAGCAGTCTTTTCTTCCGTCTTGGCTTCGGAGCTGGCGGGCGTTTCTGCCGTGGTGTCGGTCGTTTCGGTCTGCGCTGTCTCAGCCGCAGCCGTAGTATCTGCGGTCGTGGTTTCTGCCACAGCCTCAGTCTGTACCTCATCAGTCATTTGGTTTTGCCTCTGTTTTGCCTCTGGTCTTACGGGAACGCGCCTCGATCAATGCGAGCGCTTCCGGTTCTCTGAGCTTGGCTATCTGCACGCCAATTGAACGCTGACCTTCAAGGAAAGCCGTCTCGCGCTCGCTATCTGCAAAGCTCACAAGCCCGATATGGCACGCATTGAACATGAGCCATTGCATGGCACGCTTTTGCTGGCCTTCATTCGCCTTGCCATCGAAAAGAGCACGGAAGGCGTAAAGTACTTCTTTGTCGTAAGCCGCTGGCTTGGCAACGTTCGACTTAGCGAAGCTCATCAGACAAGGCCTGCCTGCTGTAGTGCAACCGATGCGCCCGCTACGTCCTGAGCGACGCCTGCGCCTTCACGCAACGCTGCTGCTGCCTGTTGAAGCTGTGCGGCTTGGTTTGCCTGATCCTCAGCACTCGCCTGCACTGCTTCATCAGCGAACCAATCTGGCTTAGCACCAGTGCCGCGAACGGCGTCTTTGGTCATCTGCTTGAAATTCATCGTGCTCGGAATGCTGTTATCAAACTGCGATGCGCCTGCGAGTATCTGCACACTCTCCTGGAATGCAGCGACATTCGCCCTGCCCTCTGCTGTATTGAGCGGGCTGGTGAAATTGAACGTCACTTCACGCTCTTGCAGCACATCCGGCATATCCTGCATGTCAAACATGCGGTTGTTGATTGCCAACTGGAATGAGGCATCGAGCAATGGAAGATGATATTCGGCCTCAATCGGCCCAAAGAACGGCAAAGCCGAACGGCGGAATTCTTCAATACGCTGACTTGTCTCATAGGCCGTCATATCTCGCGTATTCGGCAAGAACAGCTTATTCAGCAGGAATGCCTCAGCAATGAGCTGGCGCACGTCCTGTTTTATCTCCAGACCGATGCCAAGGCCCTGCCCTGTCTGGATCGTCTGAAACACATCAGAGAGCTTTTCATCGTCCTGCAGGTCGACGTAAGTCATCCCACCGGCATAGAGATTAACCGCATCGCGGAATATCTCACCCTTGGCAATTGTTGCGGGGTCAACTGCCTTCTCGCCACTTTCGAGAATAATCATCGAAAGGCGCTGCAACATGCGCGCATCAGCTAGACAGTTGATGGAAGCAGGCGAAAATCCCTGCGAAACACTGGTCAGAGTGCGCCAACGCGGTACGGTGTAATTAAATACCGGAAGACCAGCTTCGCCCAGATATGTTTCATGATCGACATCGATATAGAGCGAGAGGAATGGCTTATCCTTGTACTTTCGGCGCTTGGCCTTGTCGTCGCCGTATAGTTCCTCCATCGGAAGAACGATGTGACGGACATTGAAATCCTGCGTCGGGTCTTTTTCATTGGCCCGCTTAATATCCGGGTGAACCTTGTCACCGAAGCGAGCAACCAGATTGCGGGCAGATTTCTTCATTTTGCGTTGAAGATGATCGATCTTCGCCACATCATTGACCATCCAAGCGCAATCACGCGGATGCCAAGCACGGAAAAACAAGTGATCGCGCGTCGGGCTTTCCTCGACCGAAATCACCGGATTACCAAATGCTACCCAGTCGTGGTCCGCTTCAATCGTGGCGGCAGTGAAGTTTGCCCTGCGATCATAGACAAGACGACGAAGGTTCACCGTGGCATGTTCCAGCCAACGGGACACTTCCGGGTCTTCGTCTATATCCTCAATGCCGGTCTGGACCTTAAACCAGTCACCTTGACGCAGCATTGCATTCGGCATGTTGCCAAGGGTTTCGCGAGCCTGAAGCGGGTAGCTGTCCATCGTATCAAGCTGGAAATCATCACCAAGCGACAGTGAAGACGTGAAGTCCGCACGCATGGGATAGAAGTTTTCCGCAAGATCCTGACAAAGACTGTCCCAAGGTTCTTTCTTGGTGAACAGGCCCTTGCCAATGGAACAAAGCTCACGAGCACGTGAATCCATCAGATTTATGCCGCCGATCCGAGGAGGGATGAGCCGTAAGCAGATGTTCCGGCGCCGTTCTGAGACTGAGCCTGATTGTTTCTGCTTAGAACCGTAGATGCACGGCCCGAACGGGCCATTGCGGACTGACGTGCTCGCTTCTGCGCATCAGCGACAGTCGTGTCAGCTTCAGTCGGCGCACGTGTTGCCTTAATTTCAGGAGTATCGGATTTGAACAGGCTACCCATAGGAGCGTCCTTTCGTTATCGTCTGCGTTTGAGGTTGGAATGGCCAAGATTGACCACTGGTCGGTTGCCGCTGGATGCGGTTCTGATGCGGCTTTGCACTGAGCTTTCACCTTCGCTCCAGGCCATAACGACTGCATCCCCACGATCTGGGGATCGGCCTATCCGCTTTTTGATTTCTCTCTTGTCTTCAACCTGAATGCCTTGCGGCGTTAGTTTCCATGTCGCAGCGGCTAGATCGGCCAGCAATTCAGGATCTGGCGGCAACGCAATCGGCTCACCCAAGTTGGGTTCCAGCGCCTCGCGGAACTTCCAAAGTGTCTCGGCGCGCTTGTTCTTGAACTTCAGCTTCCCGTCTCTGGTTCGCTTTCCAGAGGCAGCGGAGCCATTGAAGCCAAAAAGCTTCAGCCCTTGAACGTTGTTCTTCAGATGTGAATAGACGCCAGATCCATAACCGCCGCCCATATCGATCACGATTGGCCAGCCGTCACGCCTCAGAACCAAGTCCTTTGCTGCGAGATCGATTGGATCAATTACACCCTTCACCCTGTCCGATATGATTTCATCGTACCAATGACCATGACGGCGGGCGAAAGTGTTCGCATCGCCGCCGCCCAATGCAACGTCATGCGCCAGACAGGACATGCCGACACCCTTCGGGGGCTCTGGCGTCCATCTGGCCTGCGCCATCCGTATCCATTCGGTCGGGATGACTTGAAAATCGCCGTCCTTTACCTCGGCGTCAAAGCGCCCGTCACGCATACGAATGCGCAATTCTTCCGGCATAGCTTCGAGAACCGATGCATAGCCAGCGGCCATAAGGTCAGGGTTATCCTCAAGCTTAGCCGGGATAAATGTTCGCGACCGTGGCTTGACCATACGGCCATTGACCTCAATCTCGTCCGACCCTTCGCATTCAACGTCTTTGCCGTCGATAGTGGTAAACCATCGAAGCTCACCGGGCTTGGCCGGATTAGGATGCGACTTGTCGAGCCATGGCGCCCAGTATTTTACGACCCAATAGCCTTCCGGTGTCGTGGGAGGATTCCCCGTAGCAATGACACGGCACCGCTGATTGAGGTCAGTCGATCTCGTCCAGCCGATCAGGAAGCGGTATTGCGCCTCGCTGAAGTGCGTTATCTCATCGAAGCCCTTGAGATCGTGGGCGCGGCCCTGATACTTCTCAACGTCGGTTTCATGCGGGACAGAACCGAACTCCAGCACATTGCCCTTTGGCAAACGCCAGATTTTGTCCTGCGCATTATACCCGGTCCGCCCGCCAATGAACTTGGAAACTTCATCCTCAAGGCCCTTGATCTGCGGGTATTCGCGGCGAAAGATAATTGATCGCTGATGATCGTCTACCGCCGTACCGCACAGGAATGAGGACTTCCCGCCACCCGCTGAGCCGCCAAAGAACAATTCATCGGCTTCGGAATGGAGCGCATCAATCTGAGGCCCCGGATTGGGTATAAAAAAACGGCCATTCGTGGCCGTCAGTGCATCCTTCTTGATCTGGCTCTGAACATCCTGCGGGAGCGCTTCAAAGCGCTGCAGAATGTCATCCAGCAGATTTGTCATTCTTTCCGCTCAATGCGAAGGCGATGCGGCGAGCAAGATCGTAACCGTCTGTATCCTTCATTTCGATTGGTCCGCCGTCCTTACCGGTCAGTTCGCTCTTGTCAGCAAGTCCGAGATCGCGAGCAATGATATTGGCATTAAGAAGGTCAGCAGCGGCCCCGGCGAACTTCTGCTGATAGATGACAGCTTCAGCTCGCGTAATGACGTCACCTAAGTCGGGGCGGCTCTTACGCCATTCAAACCACTGTTTCGTAGTTACATCGATAAAAAGGCAAAGCCCTTGCAATGTCATTGCCCGCATCTTCGCAATCGGTTCGTGGGTATTCACCCCCTGGAACGATGTCACCCTGTCTTCGAAGAGAGGATTGCTATCCGCCCATTCGAAATACTGGCAGCAAGCATCCCACAGATCGTCAGGATTGCTGAACTTTGGATTGCGCCCATGGGAAGAACGCGCCTCCCAGAGCTTATTGCCCGGAAGGAAGCGCCCCGTTTCAGGATCGCGCTCGCTCATACTGTTTGCCCCTGAAGTTATGCCGCTCACGATGCAGCGCGCTCTACTAACGACGCCACAAGCGCCTCAAGTGAAGCCACCCTGTCAGTAAGCGCTGAAATGTCCGTCTGAAGGTTTTCGATGTTTTCCAATGAACGGCCTGCCTTACGACGAGCAAGGGATGCGTCGACCTTGGCGCGCTTTCTTACTTCTACCGAAGCCTTAGCGATGTTTTTTGCCTCTTGATCGCGATACCGGAACATAGACACAGCTGCTATATCACCTTGGATCGATTGGCCGTGATGGCTTTGGTATTGGCATCAGGCCTTTAGCGCTGCGATGATTGCATTCACCTTCACCTGAAGATCGGCAAGGTTGTTGTTGATCGCGGCTACTGCCGTATTCACAGAAGTGAGCGATGCGGCGGACGTATCCGTGGTCGCAGCGGTTGCGTTGGCAACAGCCGTCATCGCGTCGTTGCCGGTGCCGACAGTGCCGGTAAGTGGAGTGAGTGCAGTGATTTCCGCCTTCGTGCCACCTTCAATTGGTTGGCCGTCGACAAGCAGTTCACCAGGGCCACCGAGACCGAGGCGATTTCCATGGATGGAGGTGTATGGCATATTTTCATCCTTCTAGCTAAATCTTAACACTTGCCATTCTTGTGGATGGCGATTCGTTTGAGGTGACTAAAGGCAGGGGGGCGAACATGCCATTTCATGTTTCGGCTAATATCTATGAAGAAGGCCACCGTATCGAAACGGGCCAGTTCGGGCGCGCTGTTAAGAATTTCAGACCAGGTGGACCAATGCCTAACGAGAACGATATCAAAATCCTGTTATTCGAAGTCGCTCTGGAAGCGAGCCGGTTAGCAATGGAACCTCCACTTCAACCTTCTCGGCTCAACTGTGTTTTTGCGTACGGGTCGTTGCCAGACGCGGTTCGTTTTCGCGATCAGTACCGTATAGGTGGCCATATTTACGAAGTAGTTCCCGTTGGTGAAAACCCACCACTATTGCGGGATGCTTCGCGATTGAGCGGCGACGGCGTCCGCGGCCCTTACGCAGTATCGTACAGTGAAGCAGCTAAGCTTTATTGGCAGCGAACTGACAATGCGCTGGACCCCGAACTGCTGTATGACTGTCCTTTACGTGTCGTGCGTCGTATCTGAACTATTTGCAATTACTGTCTGTTAGCCATTGAGATGTGCTGCAATGATACCTGTAGTCCGTTGAACACGAAGCAAGTATCAGGAGAATGGAAATTGCAAACAACCGCATCAATTTCTTCTTAATCTCGGACTAACACGTTTGAATATCACGGGGGATATTGTGATTAGTGATTTAGCGCTTCCAGTTTCCGCAACGGTGGACACAGACGCTTTTGGCCGAGGTGGCGAAAAAGCTATCCATTCTGTATTCAAGATCATTGATCGCGACAGCGGTTCGACTGGAACCGGATTTCTTCATAAGTCCGGCAATGTTATCACAGCGGAACATGTTGTTCGTGGTGAACTTAAACCTAGCTTGGTTCTTCCAGATGGCCGCAACATCAAGGCGAGAATCGTTGCAAAAGACCGTGACTTAGATCTTGCACTACTCTCGCCGTCATCCAGTTTTCGAGACATTGATCTGCCACCTGCGCTTGAGATATCTAACCAATCCGTAATAAAGATAGGAAATCAGATTTCAACGTGGGGATTCCCTGCCGGATATGTCGGCAACCTACCCATGTTGAGTACCGGCGTAATTTCGGCAATTACCAAGTTCAGAACAGAGTCCGGCCAGATTGTTGACCAGTGGGTTGTTAACGCCGCGTTTAATTCAGGTAACTCAGGCGGTCCGTTATTGCACATCGAAACTGGCCGTGTAATCGGCGTTGTATCGAGTAAACTTGCACCCATTAGCCAGACGTCAAAAACTTTCCTTGACGCCCTGAAGAATAACCGTTCCGGTGTTCATTACACCGGGATATTACCGGATGGCTCATCTGCATCGCTCAATGAATCGCAGATAATTGCCGTGATCCTTGAGGAGCTACGCTCTCAGGTCCAACTCGTTATTGGTATGGCCGTATTTTTAAACGATCTGAGAGGGTTCTTGGAAAAGAACGGTATAGATCCATAAACGGTAACTAATAAACGCAGAGAGAGCGAGAAGCTTGGCGGTCATGCCCATTCCTTCCCTTTTCCCATTGTTGCGCGATAGGCTTCGACAAGCTCACGGCTGAAATGCTCTATGCCGTATGCTTCCATTTCGATGCCCGCACTTTCCCCACCAATTACCTGGCAGATGAACTGCCAGACATGGACTGCTTCATGCACAAGCGTGAAGACCACTTCTGTCGCATCGCGTTCAGCTGCTTTGAACAAGGCGACGACGATAAACGACTGTCCGTCATCAGGGTTTGTATATCGGACCGTGTAGCCGCCGTGGTTTGCAGCCTCTGGCCAGCTTTCATCAAGCCCGTATTTCTTTTGAAGAAATTCCCATGCTTGTTGCGATGGGACAAAGGCGACAGATACAGGTTGCCAGCCACGGTCTAACCAGACGGGCTTTGCCGTCACTGGAGATGCACCTCGATCATGCGCTCGCCGTCCTCGTCCAGTTCATCACCATCAGTGAAGGCAAGCAACAGACCTACAAGCATGTCGATTGCATGCTCTTTGCCGTGCTGCTGTGCGAAGCGGATGATTTCATCTGTAAGAGCCATGCCGCGTTCTTCTGCTGTCATCTGCTCTCTCCAATGAAAAAGCCGCCACCCGAAGGCGACGGCTAGACAAAACTCTAAACCAACAGATAATCGTTATGGTTGTTTGCGATTCTTTAGCAACCTTCTTCCACGGCAATGCCTGATAAGGGCGGGCAAACGCCCGGGAAAGGAGGTGGTATGAATGGCTAAGGCAACTAAGATCGGACGCAGCGCTGTGACTGGGCGTTTCACCACGGTAAAAACCGCGACGAATAAACCCAAAACACACGTTGTTGAGACGATCAAAAAAGGGAAGTGATAGCAACTGACCTTTTCGGGTGGTGTGTTCTTCGCGGGATCGCCACCCGTTTTCTTTTTTCACATCTTCATTGCTTAATCGTTAACTACCCATGCCTCGCGCTACCCAGATAAGTGGGGCGGTACTGCATGAGGGCGGGTATGTGCGAGGTGGCAACAAGCCAATTTGAAGGTACATGCCACCCTTACAGGTCACACCTCGCATTCTGTGCGAGCCTATCCGTAGACAGGGCGGGAATGAGTGTCTCCCTCTCGCATTCTGTTGAGGTGCTGCCTCGAAACTGTAGGCGGGGTCTTTCCACACCCGGAGCGCATGAAGCCTATGCAATCGTCCTTAGGTCGACAACACCTTCTGCCATCTCTACCCGCCACCGGGCCTGCCTGTTCGGGGCGCTGATGGCCTGTCAGCTTATTGGTTATCCCCGATCCTTGAATCAAAAAGCGGCCCGAAAGCCGCTTAAAAACCTGTTTCGACGCAATGCATCATTTTAAGAACAAGTGCAGTTTATTATGATCGGGACGTTTGTCAACTCTAATCCGCGTTCTGTGGGAACAATACACCAATTCTTGCAAGATGCAGCATCTTTGTCTTTATGTCCGCCACGATTTCGGGATTTTCCACCACATCGCCAATCTCTATCCCCATTACGCACGCCTTGAACTTTATCAAATCAATTACCTCATTCGGCCTCATATCAAACCATTCGCCGTTCAACCATTTGTCGGCCAGCTCCGCATGGATTTCCTTTTCTAGGCGAAAGGCTTCAGCTCTAGACGGCGCAAAAGCTGAATAATCTACTTTAAGCGTTCTCCATACAGATACTTGGAGGTCACACATGCGCTTGTAGCCGTAGTTTGAAACGCCAATCTTACACGGCCAGCTATTGTCAGTAGAAATTACGTAAATCGATGTGCGCTCGATACCGAATTTCTTCCAGTTAGCGAGCCAGACCTGTCTCTCTGGCTTCGCTGTATTTCCAAGAATGCGCCTCATGTGCTCTTGGATTTCAAATTCTTTTAGATGATAATCCATTATGCAGGCCTCACCCCCTACTCTTTGGCGGGTTGAAGCAGCGATGAAGAACATTGCAGACAGTGCGAACATCGTTGAGTAGATGGGGGAATTCACCGTCCTCGATAATCACATACTGTAATGCTGCTCGCAGGTTACCCCTTACGATAGTTTGTTCCTTAGTGATCTCATCTTGAACAAACTTATAAAATTCTGTCGTTTCCTTAAATGCCTTTTCCTCATCCACGACTATCCCAACGGAGGCCAAAGATTTGGGATCATAATGAGCGCCGGAAGACTGAACCGCCTTTTGAAATCTGTTGCGAAGATTTAGGAATTTAAGAGCCGCATGATATTGGTTTTCACTGATACCGGCAGTTCGCCCCATCAGATACAGCCTGCCAATATATGACCCTGTGCGTGGATCTCGTGCCATCTCGACAGGAATGCCAAGCATAGAAGCCCTCCGCGTAACGGCCAGTTTATCCGGCCTTTCCTTTGCTCTTGATATCTGTCCAGAGGGTGTGCGCACAGCATCATCCTTCTTTGGCCTTCCTCTTGATCGCTTGGCTTGAAGTTTCGCCGCCTTCGTCCTCGCCATGTCCGTTCCTCGCTGCCTCAGTACTTCGCCAAAATCCAAAACCAAGCCACTATCGCGAAAGCCGCACCTACGATTGCGAATGACGCTGGCCAGCCAATACCGTTCATGATTGCGTGATTGATCGCTTCGTCCATCGCCCTCTCCTATGCTGCTTCACGAGCTTCGAGTTCGTCCAGAACTTTCCGCGCTTCTGAAACTGTCAGCTGTTGATTGTTAAAGAACGCTATGCTCCGGCAGGCTATGACGAAGAAGCCTATAATCGCGCCTACCCATTGCAGTGCGGAGCTTTCAAGATAGACGCCGATTGATATTAGGCCCGCAAACGTCAGAAAGGTGCCAAAATCCCGCGCCCATGAGTTCCAGACGTTTTCCTTGAGGACGATAACCTTTGTATCCTTGAACGACATGTCTCTCTCTCCTATGCCGCTTGTTTGTGAGCGCTCTTGAGAGCCTCACGGTTGATGCCGAATTTCTGGATGGCATGGACAACGGTGTAATGATCGCGTCCGCCGAATAACTCTCCGATTTTGACCGTCGAGAGATCGAGGCGAAGCTTTGCCACTTCAGCCATTGCCGCATGTCTGGCCTTGACGACGTTGTAACGGCGATCCCGGCTCATCACGTCCTTGACTGAGACGTTAAAATCGTTGGCTACAGCCGCAATGATATCCACAACCAAAGGACGATTGGCGGCACGAACCTTTTCCAACTCCCTCTTTCGTGCGTCCTCAAGCATCCGCGCAACTCGTTCAGCGCGCTCTCTGGCTTCCTGCTTGCGAAGCTCCTTGAGCTGGGCGCGCTCTTCCTGTTCGCGCTTGCGACGTTCTTCTGCGCGGCGCTTAGCCCATACCTTCTGAACGAATGCTGGGTTCATGCCCTGATAAGCTCCAAGCGGGTGTTCAAACTGATGCCCAAAATTTGAATGATCCATTACGCTGCCCTCCTTGACTGGTCATCCCAACGGACGCCGTAGCGGTCTTTTCCGTCGGTTGGTTGAAGTAGATTGTTTGGAACGCGACATCCGTCGTCACCGGGCATTGGTCCCCATGCCACAGAGTTCCAGTACGAATTCCTGCGAGCGTATCCGAGACGTTTCGTCCATTCAGCTTCGAGAGCTTCGGGCGCCAGTTCGGTGTCGGGCGTGACGATGCGAACCGGCTTAGCGAGGCCCTCGCCCGCTTTGATGCGGCGGTTATGGGCGTCCTTGATGGCGTCGGTGAAATAATTCCAGCCCTTGGCGGGGCGCTGCATCGTTGCGGCTCTAGCCCTGATGGTGGGGAGGATATCCGTTTCCACATCAACGCCTGCCGAGATCAGCCCGATGATTGCGCTGAGGTCGAACACGCCGTGAGGTTGGATTTTGTCCCCTGCCGCCGCGGTCAGTTTGCTCTGAAGACCCTGAAGATCGCCTTCCCGGGTTGCCTCACACGTATGCGCGCGCGGCTGGGCGGGTGGGTTAATTTTTTCTTGGGGTACGGGGGGTTCTTTTTTATTAGGGAGGGAGGGTTCCGCAGATTCCGCGGAATTCCGCAGACGTTTGCGCTCACGATCCTTTTCACGACGACGTTCGGCCTGTTGATCAACGACAGGCACATGCTCACGAGCAGCCAATGCTGCCGCGGTGCGACCGATCAATTCAGCGTCTACACCAGCCCGTACCATGTCAGAAATAAGTGCAGCTACTTCACTCATCAATGCAGCCTTTCCAGATCGCGCACCGCCGAAGACGCAACGTCTACGAACAGATCAATCGAAGTGACCGGACCGTTACGCTGCTTGGCGATGGCAAACTCCAATACGTTTTGGCAATCGATCAGCTTGGCGGCTATTTCTGCCTGCTTGCTTGGATCGTCTGATTTCTCACGCTCGAGGTAGTAAGCGGCCCGGTAGAGGAAAATGATCGTGTCCGCGTCCTGCTCGATGGCGCCACTATCACGCAATGAGGAAAGCTGCGGGCGCTTGTCTGCCTGCGTTTCTAGACCACGGTTGAGCTGTGACAGGAGAACAACGGCAATCCCGTATTCACGAGCCATCGACTTGAGAGCCGAGGTCATCTCAGCGATTTCATTCGTGCGGTTGCCTGAATATCGGTTAGATGCGCGGATCAAACCCAGGTGGTCGATCATGAGCATTTCCAGAGGATTTCCTGCCTGCTCCATCTTCTGCATCATGGTTTCAAGCTTGATGCGAATGTCGGTGATGGATAGGCCGGACTGTTCCTCAATGAGAAGCGGCAAATCCTCAAAGCGCTTGGATGCAGCCTGAAGCTGGTCAAGCTCTTCCATCGTGGCACGTCCGGTAATGACGTTCTGGTAAGGAACGCGAATATCCCAGTTGAACGCGATATCCGTCACAGCGCGCGCGGCAAGCTTGTCAGCATCCATTTCAAGGGAAATGAACCCGACACCGTGACCGGCACTCGCAACCTTGAGACAAGTCGACAATCCTACGGTGGTCTTGCCCATGGAAGGGCGACCGCCAATAAGCGTCAGGTCACGCTTGTGAATGCCGCCTGTTTTGCTGTTTACGTCGCGAAGGCCCCATGTCAGACCAGTAAGGCCACTACCGCGCTCCTGTGCTTCCTTTGCAGCCGCAAACGCATTGTCCGCTGCATCCTTGAGGGAAAGCTGAGATTTACGGCGCGGCCCACGACGGACGTGAGCAAGAATGTCGTCTGACACCATGCCAAACGTTTTGATCAGTTCAACAGGGCTGGAAGCCGGATCGCCTGCGGCTTCTGCCAACATAGCGGCTTCCTTCGCAATCTGTGCCTTGGCCCACTGGTCTACAACGCGCTTTGCTGTGTTCTCGAATGCTGCGCCACCAAGCAC